CCAATGGGACAAGGAGTTTGCCGAACTTCAAGAGAAATACAAAGAACCAATAGACGAAAGGAAAGAACAGCTAAAAGAATACGAAAAAATGCTGGAAGAAAAGTCTGAAGTAAAAATCCACAAGATAAAACTTTCGGAAATACCTCAAGAAATATCTGTGGAACAAATGAATGGGATTAAACTATTAGTTGAAGAAAATGAGTAATATCTATTCAAAGATAGAGAATGAGATAGACCAATACCTTAACCAAAGCGTTGAGATTTCAGAGGGGGTTAATTATAGCCAGAACAAACTGGTAAAAAGAATATCTCTCTTTAAGAATAAAATCTATCCAAAAGGAAAAACTGATAAGCAGGGAAAATACAAGTATTGGTTTGATATAATCAATTTTAGGGTTAATAACGAGGCAAAGAACATTCAAGTTGATACTAAAAATCCCCTAGTATTCTCACAAAACCCAATAGGTGACTTCTCAGCGACATACATAATCAATATGTCATTGAGGGATTTTCTTTGGGAAACTGGAAGGGCAGACGAAATGAATGAAGCGACAGAGGCTTTCTCAGCAGACGGTAATATACTCTTCAAGAGAACAAAGAACGGATATGAACTTTGCGATCTGACGAACACATATCTAACCAACACCACTGCAAAGACGGTAGATGACACGGACATAATAGAAAGACACCAACTCACTCAGTCAGAACTAAGGGCAAAGATAGGAGTCTGGGATAACGTTGAAGAAGTAATAAAAGAGTGTGGAAACAAGCTATTCTCTGCAACAATAAAAAGCACAAAAGAGGCAACTTCTAATCCTTACTATGAGATATTTGAAAGGAACGGAGAGGTGTCTGAGGCAGAATTGTTTGAAGCCCAAAACAAAGAAGGAGGAGACGAGAATAAATACATTCTGGCAAAGATAATTGTAGCAGGATTGGAAAAAGGCTCGTCAAATGGTAAATACGTCTTATTTGCAGAACCACTGGGCAAGAAGAAGCTCTCAGATGTCTATGTAGAGGCTCACAGAGGGCCTTACAAGGGCAGATGGTGGAGAGAAGGACTATATGAACTTCTCTTCGATTATCAGGTCAGAGGGAACGAAATAGGGAACCAGCTCTCAAAAGGTTTGGAATGGGCTAGTAAGACGTTCTTCAGACACTCTGATAATATGGCCATTCAGAACATAATGACCGACTTGGCGAATGGAGATGCTATAAAATCAAAAGATTTGGCTCAAGTGGAAGTAAAAATGCAAGGGTTTGACCAGCTGATAGCAGACTGGAACAGAACAATGGCAGAGGCAGACAAGGTTGCCAACTCCTATGAGGTGGTGACCGGAGACGAAACAAAGGCTTCAATGCCATTCAGACTCGGTCTCTTAATGGACACTAATGCCAGTAAGTTATTCCTGTTCCTAAGACAGAAGCTTGGGTTAGCCTATAATAAGATATTCAAGTTTTGGATAATACCAGAACTCGTAAAGAACCTAAAGGGCAAGGAAATAATAAGAGTTACAGGGGATATAGGTGCTTTAGAGAGATTCAGACAAATGGCAGTAGATAATTGGTATGTAAGAAATCTTCTCTTGATAGGTCCACACACACCAGAAATGGCTAAGCTCTTAAAGGAAGCAAAGATGAAGGAGATCCAAAAGCTTGACCCAATGATAGAAAACTCGGAGAAGATATGGAAAGACGTAATCAATAGAATCTGGGTGACAATGACAGGAGAGAACGCAGACTTTAATGATGAGATGCAGACAATCTACTCTATGATACAGCTCGAAACAGACCCAGTAAGGAGAGCTTATTTATTAGATAGAATATACGCTATGAAAGGATTGAATGTTCCCCCGCCTGTCCAATCTGATATACCTCAGGTGGCTCCAGCTGCGGGGAAACCTACCGAAGAAAAGAAAGGAGTATCAGAGTTTCAAACTGTTCAAACTGGTATAAAATAATATGGAACTAGGAACTAGAAGCTCAAAACAACAACTTAAAGAGGAGTTAAACGAGATGTATGAGGAGATGACCGACCCTAAAGCCATTGATAAAAGGAAGAGGGACGAGGACAGGAAAAAGAGAATTAAAGACGAAGTAGAAGACTATGGACTTTGAAAAGAAGAAGGAAAAAGTGGCAGAACTCGGAAAAATGATAAGTCTTTATAATGGACTAGTAGGAAGAGTCCAAGGAAAGAAGATAAGGAAGCTTCAAGATGAATTGTCTATCACACTAAGGGAGATGGAGGAAGAAGCTATGGACTTAAAGATAAAGTCAATGGAGAAGGTATTATACTTATTGCACGGAAGAAAATAAATGGAACTATCAGAGACAACAATAAAAAGACTCTTGAACCAGGCCGAGGGGAAAGAGTTCATAAAGTTCATAGAGTCAAAGATAAAGTCTTTAGACAGGGTTTCCGACATTAAAAACACTTCAAAGGAACAGATAGCCATAGAGGTTATAGCCAGAACAAGGGCATCAAAAAAACTGGCAGAAATACTAAAACCTTTAATAGAGCATACTGAACTTTCGGAGATAGAGGAGCCTGAAACTTACTAATATGCCAAAGAAATTAGAAAGAAAATTAGAAAAAGAGGCGACAAAGAAAGGTTTAAAAGGAGAGAGAAAAGACGCTTATGTCTATGGAACTCTCCGAAAGACCGGTTGGAAGCCTAAGAAGAAATAAATACAAATGTCAAGCAGTGGAGAACAATTAAGACCATTTTGGTTCAAGAAAGGACAGTCCGGAAATCCTAAAGGGAGACCAAAAGGTAAGTCAATGAAGGAGTTTAGTAGGGAGTATCTGTCTAAGATGACTGAAAAAGAAAGGATAGATTTTATGAATTCATTACCAAAGGAATTGATTTGGAGAATGGCAGAGGGAAATCCTAACGAGAACATAAGCGGAGAGATAAGAACAACTAAACTTACAGATGAACAAGCAAAACGAATATTCCAACGAGAAGCAAAACGACTCGGAATTGTTAGTTAACGAGATAGCTAAGAAGCATCTTATAGATTTTTCAATAGCGCTTGATGAATATTATCAAGACACTTGGTTTCACGAAACACTAGCAGAAGCATTAGAAAGAGCGGTTTCGGCAGTTGAAGAAGGAAGAGACGCTAGAATAATAATTGAATGTCCTCCACAGCATGGAAAGTCGGAAATATCAACTAAGAAGTTTCCTGCATGGGTCTTAGGAAAACATCCTGATTGGCCGATAATAGTAGGTTCTTATTCGGGAGATTTAGCTGTTCAGTTCGGACAATCAACGAGGGATATAATGGTTTCTGAAAGATACAGGGACATATTCAAGACAAGATTGAGGCAAGATACAAAGGCTAAGGGAAGGTGGATGACAGAAGAAGATGGTAGTTATACAGCTGCTGGAGCAGGAGGAGCATTTACTGGATTAGGATTTAAAATAGGAATAGTTGATGATTTATTTAAAAATAGGGAAGAAGCAGAGTCTCAGATAACAAGAAACTCAAGATGGTCTTGGTATAAATCAACATTTTATACCAGACAGAGAGGAAATACCGCTATAATAGTTATAGGAACAAGGTGGCATACTGATGATGTAATTGGCAGACTTATAGAGAAACAGAATGAGGATGTAAAGAATGGAGTAAAGGACTATGATAAATGGGAGATAATGAAGTTCAAGGCCATTGCCGAGGAAGATGAAGGGAAAAGAAAAAAGGGAGAAGCATTATGGCCAGAAAGATTCCCTATTGAGAAGCTTTATAAAACGAAGAACACTCTTGGTCCTTATGAATTTTCAGCTCTTTATCAACAGGAACCAATAACGTCAGAGAACCAAGAGTTTAAAAATGATTGGATATTGAATAGAAGATGGTCTGAGGTAGAGGCTTTGAATACAAGGAAGTTTGCTACAATAGATCCAGGGGGAAAGGAATCTGATAATGATTATACTGGGATAGTAAGAAACTATGTTGACCAGCAAAATAAATGGAATATAAAAGCAATAAGAGTTCACTTTGACCCTAAGGAAATAATTGATTATTTGTTCAGACTGAACGATGAAGGATTTGAGAAAATAGGAGTGGAAGAAACAATATTCTTAAAGACAATAAAACCATTCTTTGATGAAGAATGTTTGAAGAGAGATAAGTTTCCTAATGTCGTTCCAGTAAAACATAATAATATTCAAAAAGAGATAAGAATAAGAGGATTGATACCGAGATACTCCACTCATGCTGTCTTTCACATAGAGGGAGAATGTCTGGACTTAGAGAACGAGATGTTTGTATTTCCTAAAGGTTCGCATGATGACACAATAGATGCTATGGCTATGCAGAATATAATAGCTGAGCCACCGGCAGAAATAAAACGTGAGAGAGAATTGGAATCAGTAAGACGTGAAGCAAGAGACACATCAGACTATGGATTATAAAACAATAAGAGAGGACAGTTTAATTGGAAAGGTATTGTTTCTATTAGGAGCACTTGTAATGGCAGTATCGTTTGTATTCATAATTATTATTTATCCATTTTATTATGCAGTAAAAAAGATAGTTTCGTTCTGCGAGGGGAAATGATTAGGATAGCTCTTGACACGATTTGATTAGTTAAGTAAAATATAATAAGCATATTCAAATAAGGAAATCCTTGCCGAAATAAATCGGGCGGATAGCTACAACTCATTAAAAGTGGTTTGTGGTTATCCGCTTTTTTTAATAACTATGCCAAAAAAGAAAACAACAAAAACAAAAGAAATAAAAGAGGTCAAAGAAACCCCTGAGGTTATAATTGAAAAAGAAGAATTGAAAGACGAGTATTCAGTTTATAATAATCTGAATCAGTTTGTCAGAAAATACACGAAAGAAATCCACGGAGAGAGAAGACTGGAATTAGCCAAAGAATACGTTGAAACAAACGGTGGAACAGTAGTTTAAAAACAATACGAAAAGTTATGCAACCTTTGACGGTTAGTCGAGGGAGTAGTTCTGCATAACTCTATTCCTTCGACCAACCGCCTCAAAAGGGCGGTTTTATATAATTAAGGGCTATGCCCAATATACAGTCCTATGGACAACAACACAAAAATAACTCCTATGGAGTCAACGGCTGAAGAGTTGGAAGCCGAAAAAGAGCAACTCGAAGAGGGTAAAGTCGATAGAGAGGAGTTGAAAGATAAGCTAATTGAAGATTTGGGGCTAGACCCAGATACTCAAGATGAACTTATTGAGAAACTTCTTGACAAAGACATAGAGAACAGAACCAAGTTCTCTAAAGTAATTCGCAGGAAAATAAATCTTAGAGAGGAACTCGAAGAAGAGCGAAAGAAAAACCCTCCTAAACCTGAGGCTAAGCCACAGGAAAAAACCGAAGAAAAGGTTGATGTAAAAGCTGAAGTATTATCAGTCCTCGAAGAAGAGAGACTGGCTGATATGGATTTATCAGATCCCATTAAGGAAAAGATAAAGATGCTTTCCAAACTCAACAATATCTCGGTCAAGAAAGCTGCTGAAGACCCATACATCAAAGGGTTGATAGATGAGGAAAAAGCAGCTGAAAAAGCGGAAAATGCAGGAATCAGTCCGACAAAGAAAGGCACAAGAGTGAAGTTCGACATTGATAATCCGCCACAGGTTGATGTTTCAACCGAGGAAGGGAGAAAGCAATGGGATGAATGGAAGAAATTCGTAAAGTCCCAAAAGAAATAAACTTTATTGTGCCATATTTGTGGGTATTGATATTAACAACTTAATAAACACAAAATGTCACAAGATTTACAATACTTGAATAAAGAGTATTGGTCCACGGAACTACAGATAACTCTGTTTGTAGAGAATACAGCAGTTTATCTGGCAGGAACCGAAGCTGGTAGAGTTTTGGCACAAGACGGGAGAGTTTATCACAAACCTATCTTATCCAAAGCTACCACTGGAACATATACTCCAGGAAACGAAATAAGCGATACAGCCTTGGTATCAACAGATTCATATTTGACAGTAGATACTTTCAAATACGGGTCAGTCTATGTTGATGATACTGAGAAAAAGCAGAATTTCTACAATGCAGCTGAAAATGCAGCAATAGGAATCCAGAAGCAGTTGAACAACGAAGTGGAGTGGGCCTTCTTGAATAGAGTCAAGACAGATGCCGCTCACACAGTTGACGCAGCCGCAGTAGGAGGTGCAGCAGGAAGTGCGATAGAGTTATTGCCTTCAAATGCATCACAAATCTTCACAGCAGCTCATACCAAACTTGACACTGTAGATGCTCCAAAAGCAAATAGGACAGCAGTTATTGGTCCTCACTTTGTAGGAGTATTGAGAGAAACCAAGGCTGGTAGAGAGACTAACATTGGAGACATGGTATTAGCGAACGGAGTAATCGGACCATGGCAGG